CCCCTGCAATTTCTGGTTGAGAACGTCTTACGTAACAACGTTTTTGTCGTAAGAATTCTGGTTTCGACATTGGGGCAAAATAGCTTGGGACTGTACAATGTTAGACACCTGCGTCGATTATTACCGCCCCAGACGGGAATGATCGTCGTATTTGAGCTGTCGGCCGGTACTGACACGATAGATCCCGAGAACCGCGTTGCCGAGACGATAACGACATTTACCGGCATGCAGCCAGAAAGTGATACAGTGCCCGAATCGTTTGTAAACGATATGGGCGCTACTGCCAGACTTGTATCAGGTACGTGCCAGTAAGGAAAAACCATGGCTGTCGACAAAATTAACCCCGTTTTTGGTGTTCGCGGGCACGTTACGGTGTGGCGCGTAGACGAAAAAACCGGGTTGCGCACACCGGTTATCGACCAACACAACCAGATCCAGTATTCGTGGGGTTATATCGCGGCCAAGCAAATCGGCTTCAAACGGCAAGCGGATCGGCCAGATTACAGCATCTCGGCCATGTACATCGAGTTCGCTAACCAAGAAGATCCCGCCGTACCGATTTCTACCGGCACTTTCGGCCGCGATACAGATATCAATTACTACCACAGCCTAAGCCACACCAGCGGCAGCGACTTTTTACGCATCCCGCTGAGTATTGAGCCAGCGTTGAGTGTTTCGCCGGGCTATGAAGCAAACCTGCCCGTGAACCAGCAAGGAAATCAGCTTACGTTTTTTGTTCAAACGTCCGGCACGGTCGGCGTCAACGGGCAGCCGTTTAGTTATTTGAACAACAGCAAAGTGTTTTCAGCCGCTCTCGTCGCCGCGCCTGTGTTTAGCGACCGCTCCAAAGATGTTGTGTTTGCGCGGACTACGTTCTCGGCAGAAAACCAAGTTACCAAAGAAGCGTCGTCTCAGATCGGTATCACTTGGGATATCGCATTCGAGTAGTCATCTAATCGCCGGAGGACAAGGATGTCCGGGAACTGGCTTAATAACATAAAGTACGTCAACCCCGGCGAGCCTGTGCAGGCAGGGGTTGTTAACCGCCCAGATCAAACGCTGGCCGCGCGTACCGACTATTTGAAGGATCGTCTGGACGCCGCCGCTGTCGGGCAGGCACTGTTCGATTCCGACGCCACAATTGCACCGTCCGTACTACCCGGGCAGCCCGTTTTTTGGAATTACACAACACACCGGTACGAATCCGCGCTGGCGGCTGTTGCGGTCGATCAGACAACGCAGGCGCTCGTTGTACAGCCGTCATCAGACTGCGTTGGCATCTGCCTGCATAAAAAGTCTGAGACGCTCGGCGACATTGTGCTGCGCGGCATCGTCAGCATCCCAGAACTGACTAACGCTATTGTCGCGCCCATCTCGCCCGGCCGGTATTACCTGTCTGGTGTGGAGCCCGGTAAACTCGTCAAACAGCGCCCCGGCGTTAGCGTAGGCGTGTGCTACGTTCAGGGCCCAAAAGACAACTGCTCTGACGTCCCGCGTGTCATTGTGATGCCGACACCGCGAGATTTTATTGCTGAGCACACACATTACCGATTTGAACTTGTAGCACGCCCGGCTGGCGCTGGCTTATCGACAACGCAGCGTTTTGGTAAAACGCACGCACAAATCGTATCCGAAAATCCAAACCTGCCCGGCTGGTTGCCCGCAAGTAACGCTATTTTTAACGGCAAAGCTCCTGCCGGCGCAGCATTTGGATACAACATCAAAAAGCATCAGGCGCTTGCCAACGTGTGGCCGCCGTTGCCAATCCAGTCCGTTGCCGTGCTATGGGATAGGGCTGAGTACCAACACGGCGCTGGTGAAGTGCCGCTCGGCCCGACAGGTCTTGTGATTTGTGACACCAACGGTATTTGGTGGATGTCCAGTTGCTTAGGTGAAACACCGTGGCCGGAAAATATCAATCCTAGCGCGCCTGTTACACCGTTTGACCCTACTGCCTGCCCGCTCGATGAGCGCATGCGCATCTCGGTGGTGTTCTTGCGTATGCTGCTGGGCAATGATCGTAACGCCGTAACCAGCCTTGTGCCCGGCCCCGATAGCCCAATCACCATCTTGAATTGCAATGATCAGCCGGGATCTACGGGTGACTTAGCGCTTAATTTGAATCTGCAACGTGTTGCCGAAGAAGCCATCGGCGGCGAAGCAATCAAAGAAATTGTTGCGGGTAAAAAGCTTAAAGCTGGCTGGGTAACCGAGGGCGCGTTTACAACATCCGGCCAGATCAGCATTACTGGCACGCGCGGTGTAAAGCGCAATCTGACCGTAGCGGAGCTTGAAGACCTAAACATGCCCACGACGGCGGTAGTGCCGCTGCAACAAGGCATATTGAAAATCGACTACACAGACGCGCTGGTTGAACGAGAAGTAGCGCCGCAAATCATTCGGCTGAGCGACACGGTCGAGCGTCTGTATATGGACATTCCGTATCTTGGTTTCCCAGCTGGGCAGGGTTCGTTGCTGCGCGTGCGGCTCAACGTTGCCGACAGCAATCTTGGCGATAATCTGCGGATGAAAATTCGTGTGCGTTTCTTCGGCCGCGGCGGCACACCGACACAGGCGGCGACTCTGCCTGCGCTATACATGAGCTATCGCCGGCTGCCAAAGCCCGCCGCGGGCGGTTCGCCGCTGCCGACTACTGACACATCGCTTAGTTTTAATTCCGCCTTGGCGTTGCGACTTGACACGGTTGCGCAAGTAGACAGCGCTGAATTCCAAATCGAAGCTGGCGATACTGTGCTCGTAACGCTTGGCCGCGCAGAAAACACAGCCGACGTATACGCCGAAGTCGGCGTGTTAAGAATTAGCGGAATTGTTTACAGTGCCACATAACTTGTCGCGTGAATTGTTATGCCAATCGGAAACTGGAATCTACAGTGGCTTAACCACAATTCTCAGCGGTCATACCCGCTGACAGAGAGCGCCACAAAAACTGATATCACAGGCACGATCAGACTGCCGGATAGCTTCATCGTTGGGCTTTACCTGCCAATTCATTCTGGGCTGGCGTTCACGCCCAATAATTTTTTTATCAGCGGCGTACTTCTGTCGCCGGCTGGTTTCAATATTACAGTTAGCTATCAGGCCGACGATCAATCAGTTGAAGTCGCAACCGCCAATATTTCACGCGGGAGCTACACACAAAACCAGTCGTACGCACTTGGCGGCATCGGCTCATTTGACGATATCGTCGGCCGTATCGTTTTAGGCGACGTTTCTGAGGTCGACACCCTGCCGCCCGGGCAGTACACGTTTGACATAGCCGGCGGTAACTTAGAGTCAGACGCTATCAGGCCAATGATTCGCGCCGTCTCTCGGCTAGTAGTGGTTAATAATAACGAAACTAGTACGCCAATTTACGGCGACGTAGTGTTAGTTGCCGGGACAAACATGCGTATCAATGTTGCTTCGCTCCCGTCAGGCGAAACAGAAATTACTCTCGATGCTATTGCTGGTACGGGGCTAAATCAAGATTGCGCTTGTAACATTCCCGACACAGCAGAGTGCATTCGTTGCATCAACGGCGTCTGCAGCCCAGATGGTAATTTCACATTCGCGCAGGACGCGTGCGTTGAGATTGCGCCGATTCTGGGTGGTCTGTCGTTCGCCGACACGTGTGCGTCACCGTGCTGCGGCTGCACAGAGTTGGACGCTATTACGCAACAAATCAATAGTTTTGGTACTGGTGTAGCCACGCTGCAAAACTTTGTAACGCGACTCGGGTCTGAAGTGACGCAAATGAATCTTGTCGTGCTTGGAAGCCAGTTGGGTGATTCCGGCTGCGCGACGGGGTGACATATGGCCTGCCCCGATTTTGTCACATCTCAGCACGGCCGCGCCGGCATCGGCGTCATTCAGCCGCAGAGCGGTTTAGATTACCCGCTTGTCGCGCCGTCTGATGATATTGATAGCCTCATCGCAGACTTCTACTTGGCGTATGACGATCCGGGTGATTACACGCATGCTCAGCCTGCCATGCGGCATCCGCTCCGCATCACTTACTTAGCAGGCGTTGGCTGCATCGAAAACTCACCGCCAACCGGGTTTCCGGCGCTCGTGCACGGCGCCGATATAACTGTAGTCGACTCGGCAAACAAAGTTGTATTTAGTACGTTTAGCGGTGACGTCACGTTTGCGGTTGCCGACTGGAGCCGCGACTACAAAATTTACACGTGGAAAAAAACGAGCAGCATTTGTCGGCTTGTTGTTTACAGCACGTGGGCGCCAGACAATTTGGCGCGCAGAAACTACCCGCGCTATTTAACGCCGGTGAATGCGGTGCTTGACGAGCGCGCAGTGTACAAAATGCCGAAACGGCTGTTATCGCTACGCGTCAAAAATAACAATATTGTTTCAGGGCCATACAGCGGGCAAATTAAGCTGCACAACGGTTACAACACCGAGATTACGGCTACAGCGCAAACGAATCAAACGTTTAGAGCGGCCACAGATGTGGTTATCAATGCTGAGGCCGGTTCAGGACTGGGCAAGTACATTGATTGTCTGGATACTGAAGCAACAAAACCTATTACACGTATCAACGGTACTGCTGGTGTTAACGGCGACTTTTTATTGTCCGCAGCAGACTGTATCTGGGCTCGACGACCAACAACGCATACTGGTACAAGCATTGTGTCGCCGCCGGGGCAATTAAAATTTGGCGCAGACTGCGCGCCGTGTTGCAGCTGCGGCGACTATGTTGACACAGCAAAATATCTAAACGAAACCGTAGACCAGTACAAGCTAATTGGCGTACGTGCTGAGAACGTACGGAATCAATTTGAGAGCAACATTTTACGCTGGAACGACCAACGGGCGTGCAGCGTGCAAAGACCGCTGCGTTTAATTCTTGTGCCGCAGCGCTGCCCGTATATGGACGTTGTAATGATGGTATGTAATTCGTGCAGCACGTGCCTTGGCGCGAGTAAATTGCAAGTCGCCATTACCGCCGCGCCAACTATAACGCCGTCGTTGGAGTGTGGGTACACTGCTATGTTTGCGCCGAATATTAGCGGCAAAGCTACAAGCGTTACCGCGAGCGCAGACGGACTCACGTATTCCGCGTTTTTTCCGCAGTTACCGCCGGGCGAGTCTGCGTATATCAAGTTTCGGTTGAAATTTACAGAAACAGATCCGATTACGCATATCAAGCATAAACCATTTGGACCGTATGCTATCTCTGGCGCGTTAACAGGCGTCATGCTCGACACAGGTGGGCCGCTATTGAATAATTGCGCCGATCCTGTAGACGGTGTACCGGTCACGGCTGAAACAACACAAGCGCTTTACTGTAGCGCTACTGGTTACACTGAACTACCGTGCTAATAACATGTCTATACGCAATAAAAATTGGTACAACCTCCAGTCAACGCGTCGATACCCGCTCGACGAGTCGTGTACCGGTATAGACGATGCTGGTAACTTTATTCGCGACGACATTATCGTTGACTGCAACATTCAATTTCCGAAAACAGCCGGGCAGTATTTATACGTACAGGGTCTAAGCGTTTCGGCGGGTATCGTCACTGTCGTATTCGGCGCAGTAAATGACAGAAACGCGCCGTCAGGGCCAACAATAGCGGCGATCTCACTGCCAAAACCTGTCACGCCGTATCTCAATTACAGCGTGACAGGACTTGTGCCGGGTGTTTCGGGCTGGGTGGTATTTGGACCCGGAATTGAAACTGAGTTCAGCGGGCGGTACACGTATCCGGCGCAGACACTCGTACAACCTAGAAACGCGAAACCGTATAGACCGCTGCCTATTCCGACAATTGGCAAATTAAATCTGGCAACATCGCTACAAGGCGTCGTGTCGATTATTGGTTCAACACCTGTGACGGCAACGCACGAAAATATTAGTTACGCCGATACTGATTTTCCTGCGATAGTCTTCCGGCTAGACACAAAACAAATTACGAACACAATAAATCCGCTATCGGAGTTTCTCGGTCCATGCGGGCAACGACCAGAAAGCGGCACATGTCCCAAACAACCTATTGAATCGATCAACGGGATTGAACCCGACTGCGACGGGAACATCAACATTGTGTTCGACGGTTTTGACGCACGTAATTTTGCCGAATGCGGCGGCATGGACGTTCTTACAGACGTCGGCCTTCCCGCTGTGTGCGCAAGCAATAAACAAAAGAAACCGCAAGAGTTCAAAGACGAATGCTGCGGCACCGGCGGCGAGCTTTTAATTTTTAGCAGTCTTGGCGCGTTTCCGTCGCCGGGAGACAGCACAAAAATTTACGGCGCGCTAGACACAAATCAGACATATAACTGGGTCGGGACAACTTATGTCACGACGGGAAACGTGATTGACGCGTATTGCTTGTCAGACCCAACGACACAAATTGATATCATTGTCGACGAGACACTTAACGCGCAAAACTATGCCTGCCTCACGTTGCCGCTATGTCATGATTTCACGCACTGCGACGCATCGCCGTTATTTGAAACACGGCTAGGTCGGTTTATTGTGACTGCTACGTCCGCCCCCGTAGGCTGCTGCGTCAGCACATTAACAGCGCTGACGCAGCACAATGTGTATGCGTCTGCCGGTATTGGCGGTACAAATATCTGCACATTAAAAAACTGCGCTACAGACTGGGCCACCGGGCGGACAATGACTGTCGAATTTAAAATCGGCGTGGAGGGTATTGAACGAAACGGCGGCATTGTTTTGAATTACCGCCAAGAAAAAATAAACGGGCGCATCATTACAACATACGTTGCCGTGATGCTAGACGTCACTCGCGCCCGTGTCCGTGTATTGCGATACAACGGCAGTCAATTTGTAGAAGAAGCATCTGTAGCCTACGCGGCCGCGCTTGATAAGTGGTATCGCGTGAGTGTCTCGCCGGCATTGAATACTGTTGGCGTAAGCCTAAGTTTTGCCGTGGCTGAACTGTCTGGCACGCACGCCGTAACGGGAACGGCAGAGATCGCCAACTATGGCGATCCCGTCGGTTTCGCTGGTTTGTTTGCGCAGCGATCTTACACTTACTTCAACAAATTTACTGTGACATAACATGACTGACGCGCGCATTCTTTATCCGCAGTTCCGCGACGAACAATCGAACTCTAGATATCCGTTTTCTGACAGCGCGTCTTTAAGTACCGCCGGTGGTTCATTCAATATTGGTAATGATACTTTTATTGACGCCGTGTTTTATCCGATCGGCGCTGTTGGTTGCGTGTATATATCGGCTATTGAAATTACAGCGTGGACTGTAACGTTCAAGGTGGGCGATCAAAATACGTTGATTTTGCTAACAGGCAGCTTTGACCTACTCAGCCCACCAGTCAACGGACTTGTGTCTTTTTTTGATAGTTATGGGCGACCAGCCGGATCGCTGTTATCAACGCCACTTAAGCTGGCCACGTTTTCTGCGCTGCCTATAGGCACGTACGTGTTCAGTTCTACCGCCACCGAGTTCGTCGCCAGCGTTGTGCTGCCGGCTAATGAACCGGGTGTGCGTGGTTTGACAGCCGACACAGGCGAGCTGCTTACCGGCGACATCTGGCTTGTCGGCGACCAAGGCATTGTCGTGCGCCCGGATAGTGAACCCGGCGTAATTCGTATTGATATTATTGGCGAACCGCTATTTAAACGGTTTGTGTGCGAGCCGCTCGGCAGTTTCAAGCCAAAAAAATTCTTGAAAACAATCAACGGCTGCGGCCCCGACGAATACGGCAATTTTACAATTACCGCGACCGATCAAAACGTTGATAATGCGGTGTTGCGCGTTTACCCGCAGAACGGGACAATTGTCGTCGATACAATTGGCAGGAGTATCAAGTAATGCCTGAGCCCGGATTTTATAACGACAACGAATATCGTGCGTATCCGTTTATTTACTTGAAACTGCAGCGCGATCCAATCCTGCCAAATAGCGCAATAGTAGACGCTGGTATCACGCTAGGTCTAACAGCGCTTGACGGCCGCGACGTAAACTACTCGGTGTGGCTCGCTACTGTTCAGCGCGTCGCGTCCGGGTTTACGTTTACATTCAAGTACGGCTATGACGATAGCGCTCCGGCCGCCCAAGCGCTTAATTTTTTTAGGCGAGATACAGATGACGCGTGGGCAATCGAATACGCCGACTCAGCCTCCCCGACCAATGTTGGCGTAAATATGTGCAATACGTTGCCCACGTGGTCCGGTTTTATTGTTACCGGACCGTTAACAGATTTGCGCGCTGCAGTCGATGTAGGCGGCACGCTCACGTTTGAGCGCAACGCGTATCAGTTAGAACCGACGCGGATTCAAGATCTGCAAAAGTCGTATTTGCGCTCTATTACTTTGGGCAACTATGACCGTACGCGCATACCGGCTTGCGACAGTACAGCACCCGATATGCCTGTCCGTAACGTCATTAAAACTGCAGCGTGCATGGCCGGCGACATCCGATTTAAAGCTGGCTATAATTGCGAAATTACTCAAACAGACCGGGACAATCAGATCGCTATTTCAGCTGTCGTTGGCGGCGGTACACCGGTTGATGCCGAGCTGTGCGCCAACGGCAGCGAAATACCGCTGTCGCCTAACGAGGTTTTGCCGAGCGGCAGTCAGTTTTTTAGCGGCGGTCCGGCCTGCGATGAGTTGATTGCCACAATTAACGGCGTAACCGGAACAAACATTAATTTTGTCGGCGGAAATGGTGTTACCATTAGCACGGCTGACGGGCAGATAAAAATAACAAAGCGGACCAACTCCCAAACCAACTGCGCTGCGACAACATAGCACGAGATAGCCGTTATGTCTGAAAACCTGTTTAAAAATTCGCAGTGTCCGATTGAGCCCGTCCCAAAGGCGGATTTCGATTTTGTTAATGACGTCTGCACAGTGCCGAAAGCTCCGCCGCCTATTTATGGTTGCACAGCGCCGATCGTGCCACGTGAGCCGTTTACAGAAGTCGGCCCGTTCTGCCCAGAGTTCTCTACGGTATCGACTCTTGCCGTCGCTTACGGCGGCGACACAGATTCTGGCTGTATCACCGCGCCAGTAATCAAGTTCAGCGTTGAAAAAACAGATGTCGATCCGTGTAAATACGATCTGGCGCTCGACCTTGCCATTCCAATCCCGAAGCCGCCCTGCACAACAATCACAGGTGGCAACTTCAACCTAGAAGTTGGATATCAGGATTGTATTACGGCAACAAACACAATTTCTGTCACAAAAATTCTCACACCCGGAGACTGCAATACAGCAGACCAGTGCGAGTTTGTATTAGATCTAGATCTACGTATCCCGATTCCAAAACCAGTATGCCCGCAGATTTATGTCAATACGTTTAGTGTGAACTCTGGGTATTACAACGATACCTGCATGGTCGGCAAGCGAAACACGTTCACAATTACGCCGGCCACTGTTGTAGGCGATTGTGATACTGCAGATCAGTGCGCATTTGCGCTCGACGTAGAAATTGCCGTGCCGCTGCCGCGCCCCCCGTGCCCGCAAATCAACCTCAAAACATTTGACGTCGCTACTGGGTTCGATACTGACTCCGCGGGCGACTCGTGCTTAGCCGGCAAAAGCAATTTTTTCTTAATCACGCCAAAGACTATTTCAAGCGACGGCTGCAACGTTCCCGACAGCTGCTCGTTTGATCTAGAGGTTGGAATCGCAATCCCGATCCCGCGTACGCCTTGTCCAATTATTAACCGTAAAACGTTTGAAGTTAACTCCGGGTTTTCCGGTGATGCGTTTACTGGCGCGCTTGATTGTTTGAGCAGCAAAAGTAACTTTTTTGAAGTTACGCCGCGAGTCATCCCGGGCAACTGTAATACGGCAGATCAGTGCGAATTTGATATCGACTTGTCAATTGTCGTGCCAATCCCATTGCCGCCGTGCCCGATCATTAACACTTTCCCGTTTGTCGTAACAAGCGGCTACACGGGCTATAGCGATCAAAGCTATAACGATCAGAGTTGCCACACGGCTAACACCAAATTTGAAGTCACAACGAAGCACGTTCTGCCGACAAATTGCAACGACCCCGGCCAGTGCGAGTTCAATTTTGATTTACAACTTGACGTTCCAATTCCTCGCACTCCTTGCCCGATTATTACCGCGCGTAATTTTTCGGTCACCGTTGGATACAACGATACAGGATACGACGGTGTCGCTTGCCACACGACAAATAACACTTTTTTAATTACACCAGACCACACTACGCCGACTAACTGTAATGATCCGGGGCAGTGCGAGTTTAATGTAGATCTGGTGCTTGATATCCCGATCCCGCGGCCGCCGTGCCCAACCATAAACGTTTCGGCGTTTAATGTATCAACGGTGTTGCTCGACCCAAATAACACAAACAACCACGTCAGCCCCACCATATCAGTCAACGCTATCGCCGATCGGCTTGCGATTTCAAATGCGCAACAAAGCGTTGGTATGATCGTACAAACGACTACGCCGCCAAAGTTATGGCGGCTGCGCAGCAAATTTCCTAACGGCACAGCTGACGACACAATATTCTGGGACGAAATCACCTCTACCGACTGTTGTCGTTTTGATTTAGAAGTTGCTGATATAGCAGCGCGGCGCGCAATTCCACAAATATCGCGGTTTGTCGGAATGCGCGTGAAAACACTCAATCCAGCAAAGCGCTGGCAACTGCTTGTAAATTTCGCTGATGGTATCGCAGATGACACGCCGTACTGGGAAGAAGTGCAATGCGATACGAGCACGTTCACAATTACAGCAGCGCCAGTAGCCCCGGTTGATTGCAATGACCCGGGCGAGTGTAATTTTGACGTCGCTATGGTCTTGAGCATTCCGATCCCGGTGCCGCCGTGCCCGATCATTAACACAAGATCGTTTGAGGTCACGACAAGTTTTGCAAACGACCCTGTCGACGAAACGTGCCTCAATGATAAATACAATCGTTTTGATATCACGCCGACGACTATCCCCGGCGACTGTGATACCCCAAGTACGTGTCAGTACGACTTCGACGTGGCTGTGCTTGTGCCAATTCCGCGCACACCCTGCCCATTAATCAACACGAAAAATTTTGTCGTCACAACAGGTTTCGCAGACGACACTTGTTTCAATAACGCGAAGAACCTATTCAGTATTGAGCCAAAGCACACTTTGCCCGTCGACTGCAATGATCCCGGACAATGCGAATTTGATGTTGCCTTAGAGGTAGCAATACCGATCCCGCGTACACCCTGTCCCGACATTCGCGTCAAAGAGTTTAACGTCTCAAGCGGCTACGCAGGTAGCACGTGTGTAGCCGGCAAGCGTAACAAACTTGAAATCAAACCAGATCACACTCCGCCTGTCGACTGCAACGATCCCGGTCAATGCGCTTTCGACGTTGTACTCGACATTGTTGTGCCGATTCCAAAGCCGCCATGTCCGACTATTCGTCGGCGCAAATTCACGCAGCAGGTGCAATGGGCTGCGGAAGATTGCCCGCTGCCAGAAAGCACGTTTGTCATTGAGAGCGATCCAGTGCCGCGCGACGGCTGCACTACGCCGGATAACTGCAACTTCAACATCGACCTTGAACTTGTAATCCCGATCCCGATACCGCCGTGCCCGGAAATTAATGTCACAACATTTGGTGTTATTGCCGGGTATGAGGATTCAACCTGCGTTACTCAAAACTCAAACGTTTTCACCATCACGCCAAAGCTTATACCGAACGACTGCGGGCCGCCGACGTGTTCGTTTGATGTAGAGCTTCAGGTCGTTGTGCCGATCCCGAGTCCGCCGTGTATCGAGATCAATAAGAAATCGTTTACCACAAGCGTCGGTTATGTAGGCACTAGTTGCGTTACGGGTAAAACAAACAAACTAGAAATCAAGAAAACAATCGCGACCTCTCACGATTGCAACGTGCCAAAAGAAACATGCTCATTCGATATCGAACTCGAAATTGTTGTGCCGCTCCCGGTGCCGCCGTGTCCGTCTATCGCGGGACAGCTTAACGCGCAGAATAGTTTTGTTGCTGCCAATCAGATTTCAAGCGTTAACACAAACAGCTACATAAATATCACGTCGTATCCCGCTACGCCAACGTGTTCAAGCCCCGGGCAGTGCGGTTTTTTCTTTGACTTGTTTATCGATATTCCAATCCCGATCATTGAGTGCGTTAGTATTGATTTTACTAGTAGGCAATTTGACACGCGGGCTGGCTATAACGATTTAATTTTTGAAATTAGACCCGTTCACATCACAAATACGGGAGGTGAACCGCAGTGTCGCTTTGAAGTCGATTTTGATTTGCGCCTCAATATTATTCCACCTGTTTGCACGCCGACAGTGTTTGGGCCTGTGAACATTCAAAGGCTGCCGACCGGCTCAGTGCCATACGGTTATTTTGATACAAGCGGCTCATACTACAACGCCGAGCAGGGCTCGTGCATTACTGTTGCTAATCTGAATATTGCAATTCCGGTGCCGTGCGAACTCCAAATCAAAAAAGTAACAGGAAGTATTACAGCTGGCGTAAATAAAACCGACTCGGCTGAATTGATAATTTGGCAAGAGTCAGAGTGTTTATGGCGTATTCAACCAGACTTTAAAGTCAAAGCCGTAAAAGAATGCCCGGTTTGGAAAGAAACCGAAGTAAATATCGTACCGAAACCGCGGACAAGTAGCATTGCCGCAGACGGATCATATTTACCGCTATACGCAGAAGACACGACGTTAAAAGTAGAAAAACAAACTACGTCGCAACAATATGACTGCGAATACAAATTAACGCTCGACGTTAAACAAACCGCGCTGTATGGCACAGAAGGCAGCGTCTCCGACAGGAGACTTGGTGGAACAGATCTCGGCAAAACATACACAAAAATTGAAAACGGCGATATTTATGTTGATGTCGTACTGAAAGTTACAGATTGTCCGAGCAGCTCCGGTAGCGGCGGCGGTGGAACACCCGGCGCGGACGGTGCCCGCGGGCCGTCTGGGCCAGCAGGTAAAGACGGCAAAGACGGCAAAGACGGTAAAGATAGCACTGTAAGCGGACCAACTGGCGCAACGGGCCTTCAAGGTTTTCCGGGTCAAAACGGCGGGCCGGGACCGCAAGGATCGCAAGGTCCGCAGGGTGAGCAAGGCATTCAAGGCCGCCAAGGCGATAGAGGCGCCACAGGACAACCGGGCGCGCAAGGGCCACAAGGACCACAAGGCGAAATGGGTCCAACGGGTTGTATTGGCATCACCGGCATGACGGGCGTGTCTGGCGTGTCTGGTGTGTCTGGTGTAACTGGCGCAACCGGAGTTACAGGCGCAACAGGTGCTGTAGGCGTAGCTGGCGCTACGGGTGCATCAGGCCCGAGTGGCCCAAGTGGCCCGCGTGGAAACGCCGGGCCGGCAGGCTCCGCAGGCGCTACAGGTGCTACGGGGCCGTCAGGCGTCGCAGGACCGTTAGGCCCATCAGGACCACAAGGCGATACAGGACCAACCGGCGCAAGCGGTATTCAAGGTATATCAGGAGTTAAAGGCGTAACAGGTCTGCGCGGCCCATCTGGCGCAAGTGGCGCTACCGGCCCCACTGGAGCAACAGGCGCAACGGGTGCGCAGGGTTTAACTGGTCCGCGCGGTATTACAGGCGTAACTGGCGCCACGGGCGCGACTGGTGTTACTGGGCCGTCTGGCGCTGTAGGCGCAACTGGCGCAAGCGGGCTACTAGGCGCTAGCGGCCCTGCCGGCCCATCAGGCCCGCAAGGCATAACAGGCGCAACTGGCGCCACCGGTGTGGCTGGCCCATCTGGCGCGCGTGGCGCATCAGGGCCCGTTGGCGATAAAGGCGCAACTGGCGCCACAGGATTTAGCGGCGCAGTTGGCCCAACCGGTAGCACGGGTGTTCAAGGACAAACGGGTGCAACTGGTGCAACAGGTCTGCAAGGAGCAACCGGCGTCACGGGCGCGGTGGGGTTGCAGGGATCACGTGGTGTAACCGGCGCGACTGGCGTTATAGGCTTAACGGGCGGCACAGGCGCTACAGGTGCCAAGGGTGCAACGGGAGCAACGGGTGTTGCAGGGGCTTCCGGGCTCATCGGCGCAACTGGTCCATGCGGACTCAATGGCATTAACGGCGTTAACGGCGCTACCGGAGCAACGGGACCAAAAGCAAACCTTAGCGGCGGCGCTATTACATCAACGCCGGCTGTTCTTAGCGGCAACATTAACGCGGCAAACGACACGCTTTCAGCGGCGATCAACGTTAATCTCTCGTTGCTTGCAACAAACGAAGAGTTTCAGGCTGCGTTTATTACAAAGTTCATTGAGATCCTTGGCCGCAATACGGCGCAGTCGCAGGCGTACAGAGCCAGCTTAACGCCCATCCTGCGAGAAATGTTAGGATAAAACAATGGAAACTAACAACGAATTGCCTGAGCCCACGCCGCCCATCGTATATGAAACATACGACGGCCCACGTATGCAAGTGGCTGGCGGCTGCAACAGTAGTCCGCCCGGACCGCCCGGGCCGCAAGGTAGTCCCGGACCAGCAGGGCCGGCTGGACCAGCCGGCCCACGCGGCCAGCAAGGCTTGCAAGGACAGCAGGGTACAAGAGGCCTTACTGGTAACACCGGTAACGCGGGCCCAGTCGGTCCTTCAGGGCCGCAAGGCAATGAAGGACCGCAAGGCGACACCGGCGATCCCGGGCCGCAGGGCGAGACAGGTGTAACCGGTGCAACGGGTGCGCAGGGTTTAACTGGTCCGCGCGGTATTACAGGTGCAACTGGCGTTACGGGAACAACCGGACCAAAAGGCGCTAGCGGCCCAACCGGACCAAAAGGCCCTACAGGTGCGACCGGCGCTACCGGCGCCACCGGGATAAAAGGCGCTACGGGACCCAAGGGCCCCACAGGGGCTAAAGGGCCCACTGGGCCGTCTGGACCAACTGGGCCAACCGGTATTGGCGTAACCGGCGCAACGGGCCCTACAGGCGCTACAGGGGCGTCTGGCATCAAAGGCGCCACAGGGACAACTGGTGTAAAAGGCCCGACAGGCGTTACAGGCGCGACGGGTATCCAAGGTAAAACTGGCGCATCTGGTCCCGCTGGCCCCGCCGGAGCTACGGGTCAACGCGGCTTACAGGGTATACGCGGCGAAATAGGTCCGCAGGGACTCGCCGGTCCGCAGGGTTCTGCCGGCGCGCAAGGCCCGCAAGGCGCGGTAGGGCAATCTGGCCCCAAAGGTGTAAAGGGGACTAAAGGCGATACAGGTAGTACGGGCGTCAAAGGAGCAACCGGAGTAAAGGGCAGTACGGGCGTTACAGGCTCTACGGGCGTCGCGGGAGCTACAGGCGCTACAGGTGTAGCGGGCGCCACGGGCCCTTGCGGCACAGATGGCGCGCCGGGTGTTAACGGCGCCGCAGGCCCAACAGGTCCCAGTGGACCTTTGGGCCCAGTCGGTCCAACAGGCGCCACAGGCGTAGCAGGGCCTTCTGGCCCAGCCGGTGTAGGGCATACCGGACTGTCAGGACCGGCGGGGCCAACTGGCGTAAAAGGCGCTACGGGCATAACAGGTCCAACAGGCGCAACCGGGCCATACGGCGTGCGCGGGGCGACCGGCGCTACCGGACCGGGACTAACAATTGATGACATAATTGCCGCGGTGCAAACAAACGCCGCTCTTCGCGCTGCGATAAAAAATGCGGCAACGTCTTGAATGCACGCTACACTATCGCTGTCACCCGTTACCCCCTAGCGCAGAGTAAACATGACGCAAAAAATTACGCGCATGATATCAATAAGCCGGGACAACATTTTGCACATGACGGCAGAACCGGCGTTCTTTGAGACAAACCCGGGGCTTTTAGAACTTAAGCCGCAACTTGATGACTGCCGTACTGCGTTTGATGTATCCGCGCGAAAAGCCGGCTGCCGTTGTCGCGCAGACACTCAACTCCTTGTAGGGTGCGTATCGGCTTTCCTTGAGTTGCTTGAAAACGCGCGCCAGACTAATCCAGAAATCGTGCAACAGTTCATTCGTTACGTAGCAAAGACAGATCAGATTGATACGACGGGTGTTACAATACATTACGTGCGGCCGGGCTCCACTGATGTCACCCGGTATTCATTCCCGTAAGCGTTCATCAGATAGAGGTTGTCATGTCAGATTGCTGCACGCCAAACCCGAGTGACGAAATCAAAGTCCCAGACACACTCGGACTGGATTTCTATTCGCCGCAGATTGAGCCTATGGCGCTCACAAACAGCGATCGCCGCATCAAACTGACGTGGCAAGTAAGCCGATATAACTACCACGCGACAGACGGGATTCGTGTACGCATCACAGCAAGCAACGCTTATTTGATGCCCGACAAAATCTTCGCGTATCTCCTGTTACCGCTCAAGCCGGGCGCGGCTGAACCAGTCGGCGCATTTGACCACGTCTGCTCACCGACTGATCTGGAAGAATATCCCGAAGATGATCCCATTCCAGAAGCGCGTCCCGAGTGGTTCAGGCTCAGCTATGTTGACGTCTTGCTGCGCTCGCGCGCCGAAGTTGAAGCGTTTATCAAAGACGTGGCTGAAGATGTGCAGCGCTTGAAAGCCACATTGGATTTGGCTGACACGTTGTTACCGGGCGGCGAGCTGTGGATTGGCGACGCGCCGTAAGGAGGCACTATGGTAGAGCTAGTTGTTATTGAAGACAGCACTATCTTGTCGATGCTTCACGACGCCAAGTTTGCAGACATACCGTGCCTGATGAATAAGCGTGATATCTTTAACACAGCCCGCGGCGGCTGCGGAACTTGCGCGCGTAAACAGCAAGAACGCCAGCGCACCGAAATGGCCAAGATCAAATCATGCCTCGCGGGCATGAGCAGCCAAAAAAAGGCTGACCTCAAGCAACTCATCGGCGCCGAGAAGGTGCGGATCGTTTACGTCAACGCCAGCAACAAAGTTGTGCAGTTGACCTTCTAATTTTCCAGTTTCGAATCTGGAACGCTGCTAAATTTCCCGCAAAAACGCGGCATATTAAATAGTCCATATGATTGTATCAGTGGACTGTCGTCGGCAGAGCCGTCGACCTTGTCGTTCGTTTTTCCGCGTTACAAGGGAGTTAACGCCATGGCTGTTGCCACTGTTTCCGTGTCTGAGCGAGATATTGCCACCGTCAAGAAAGCGGTAGCGCGACGTCTCGACGGCCAAATCAAGCCGTCGAGCGTGAATATCATCGAGGAGCATGCTATTAGGTTCTTCGAAGACACGATGGAAGCCACGGCCCGCGTGGCTGACAAGCTTCCCTTCTGGGAGGCTGTCGCGTACCTAAAGGCTGCGGTGCTTAAAAAAACCGCGGCCAGTAAGCGCGGCCGCATGGCCGTGCTGTATCACGTGTGGCAGGCCGCCATGATGCGCGGCTTCCTTGCGGACGAGGACGGCAACGTCCGGCCGCTCGACGTGCCAAACGCTGAGCGTTTGGCTCAAGCGCACGCCTACATGGCGTGCTCAGCCAGTCTCTCGTAGACTGGCACGTCTGCGCCGCTAGCTTTGTAGCTGGGGCGCAGACTTCGTTGTTGTTGCTGGCTGCGTAGCCGGGGCACATTTCATCTCTCTGCTATTTACTTAGCGGAGAATGAGTGTGCCCCGGTTAACGCAGCCAGCTCAAACTGGCGCAATTTTCCTTAGCTATTGGCAACATGAGCAAAACAAAACGCAAGATGACGCTCGACAAAGTAGAGCGCCCAAAGCCGGCATACGTCATGCCGGAACCGAATGATGACATTGCAGCGTTTGGCTGGGATCTAGGCAAGCTGCGGTATCCGTCCGAAAGCAGCAAAAAGGGCGATGTCTGGCCCGGAGCGTCAATGTTCGAGTTGCCGTTTTCCAAAGAGCTGCAGCAAGCGTACGGTTTTGATATCACATTCGTGACGCCAAAGTACGTGCAGATCATGCTCGACAATGATCCCGAAGTCAGAGCCGGCGCGGAGAAAGTCAAAGCGGCGAGATACACACAGACAGCTTTAGACGAGTACAGCAAGACGATTATTAAAGCGTTTCAAGAGCGTGTCGTGCCCGACATGATTGAGCGGTTCAAAAACGTAGCTGGCCATGTCGCCGGATTCTACGCCGCCCGGTTAGCCCACATCACCAAGTTTGGAGTAGAGGAATAACATGAAGAAGAAAGCGATCAAGAAAATTACAGCGGGGCGCTTGGCTATTGGTTTCCGAGAACAAGCGCGCCAATTGAAAGAACTTATCCCAGAAAAAGCCGCGCCGCGTAAGAAACGCAGCGCGGCTTCTAACTCCGGTATGACAGGCTATCTAGTAGTTTGGCGGCACACGATGGACGACGTGCCGGTTGGACTTTTTGCCACCAGTGCCGAAGCGTTCAAGGTTGCAGAAACAATGAGCCGCGCTGCCGGGCGAAAAATCACCCGACTGCTCCATATCGACTGCGATACGCCGATTTGTTTTACAGTCGTGGCGTTCGAAAACGGCAAGCCTGTAGACATTGTCGGCGTTGAACGCAAAGACGACTTTGAACCAGCAAAGCTTAGATCGAGGCTAAAATAACAAAATCGCGGCGGTAGGCAGCGACCGGGCCTCGCTTGCCCATCATCAGCTCATCATCGGTCTTGCCTTCCGCGTCGACCGGATACGGGCCGCTAGCGCTCGAAACACCCGGGCGGTTGAGGCCTAGTTCAGCAGCCTTCTGCAGCACAGTGTTCGCCGTTGCCGAGGACAGCAATTCTTCGATACCATTACCGCTGACAACAAACTCAGCACGACCATTCGCAATGTGAGAAAGCGAGTCGACAATCGAGATCATGGAAACCTCCGTAGATAAAAAAGACCTGCAGCTGGATATGGTAATGGCCGTGCTCAAATTGAGCAAGCTCCACGCCCGCACTGTTTTCACGACAGCGCTAAATAAACCATTTCCGCCCGGGGCTACAGTTTTAGACAAGCAAGAAATTTACACGCTACTGGTCGCCGACATGCTTGAAAATCTGGCTTTTCTGCAGCCGGCCCAGCGGTCACTTATTTTGACCGAGCTTGCAGCCCGTGATATGCCAGACTGCGCAACCTGCGACCCGGATCTACTGGTATTCGCGGACGGCCAATATTGCACTTGGACGGGTAAAGATTGCTTTACAGACCTCCAAACGGGCGAGCCTGTTATGGAGTTACCCAGCCCGTTCATGGAGACAATTAGCTACAATTTAAGTGAACTGTACCGCCGGGGCGTACTGAAGGCTGAAAACAGAGCAGGGTTCCATGTCAAAAATAATGCAGGAAGCGTGGCGCAGTAAGGAAACATTCGCAACTGTACTGTTGACGATGTTTCTGGACCGGTTCGGCACCGAGGCACTGACGTGGGAGCCGGCTACCATCGCTATGGAAGTCGAAGAAGAATTCGACGTCGATCTGCCGCAGCTGGCGCTCGACAAACTCATCGTGGCGATCCAGCTCCTGACCACGGACAGGTTCTTCAAACAGCTGCCGGACTTCATCGCTTTCTGCAATGTCCTCGACGGCGACCCCTTCCAACCCGACACGTTCGACCCGGCTGACGCCGAAGAAGTGGCGTGGGGAATCACGGAATCCATGCTGATTTCGCCGCCGGAAGATGATGACCCAGAACCATTTACGGACGAAATCCGCGCCTACATCGGATCTGTGCTCGACGGCGAGGGTATCATTAATCCGCCGGACATCTTGAGGATCGCCCTGCGCGTGGCCAACGTGTCCACGTCAATCAAAGACTTTTCAGACGATCCAGAGATGTTCAGTGCAATTTATGACGTCGAGGCTGGGAAGACCGAAGACATCAATCAGACCATCAAGTTCAGAACAGAATTGCTCGTTGCACAACTGGCTGCCTTGCACCTGAAAAATGGAAACACCCAGCACGTCGTTGATATGTTGCGACAGTCTTTGTCTAAATAATCAAAGAGGCGCAAGATGCTCGTTTTATCACGGAAGATGGAAGAAGCGATCATGATCGGCGATAGCGTCACTGTACGCATCATTGAGATCAAAGGTGATCGTGTAAAGATCGGGCTCACAGCTCCCTCTGCAGTTTCCATCATGCGCGGTGAGTTAATCACCGGCGATAAAAAGAAAAAGAAGAACAATCATGGGCTGGAACGACAGACTCCCTGAAGATCCAAACATCCCGTATGAATCAGCGCAGGACCGAGACGATTACGACGCGTGGTCGGAATATGTTGAAACCTGCCGTATAGAAGCAGAAGCAGAAGTTGGCGGTCTAACTTCACAGACAGTGAATACGAGGCCGCCTAAGTTATCAAAATCTAATGCGTCGGAAGCTCTGCCGCGGTCGGCAATTGAGCTATTTATGGCCAAGTTCATAGGAAAAGAGAAATGACCCCAGAAGAACAAGCAGTCATTGCTGAGCTGCGTAACCGCGGCTTTGCAGTCATTATCTGGACGCCGGAAGAACTAGCCGGCGCCAACAGACGCCATGTCGAAGACCGCAGCGTAGAGCTAGGCTGGCAGGTCATTGAAGACCTGAAAGACATGGGCCCCGATAGCAGCGACGACGACTAGCGGTTAGCCAGTTCGTGCAGCTTTTCAAGCGACAGCAGCGTATCAACCGCGGCTGACTTAACAACCGCGCCTGCCTGTTTCTCGGACATGAGGCGGTCGAGGGTAGCCGCCATGCCGCGATCCAGCGTGGGGACGATCTCGGCCAGCTTCTCGCGGTCCATGTAAACGCCGCCGGCGCTTACCGCGTCAGCAAAGTCGTCGCCCATCCAGTCGCGGACGTCATCAACGGCCAGCTTCTCAAGGTCGTCGAGGGCGTAAACGTTACCAGTGGTCGTCTCGACGTTCTGCCCAAGGAAGTCGCGAGCGACCTTCTCGGTGACGGCGAAGAGCACCTCTTCGGGGCGCGGCAGGCCACCGGCGTCATACATCCGGTAGAGCTTGGTATTCTTATCAAAACCGTCGACCACAGCCGCGAGCTTCAGGCGGGTTTCAGTTTCCCGTGCTTTTTCAGGGTTCTGGTCAACAACTGCAGCCAGCTTGACCAGCTCAGCGGCAAGGTCGGCGTGTTGGCGCTGTGCCAGACGGGCGCGCTCCTTGAGCATGTCGCTGGCCATCTTGGCGGCGCACATTCCATAGCCAGCAGCCAGTTCGAGCGAGTCATCAGCGTCGCTGGTGTCGGCTCCGTACTGGGCAGCCTTTTCGAGGATCTTGGTGGCAATCGTGTGCCGGTCTGTAAACACAAACTCGTCGCGGTGCGACTTGAAGTGCGCAGCGGCAAACTTTACTTCTGCGGCGTTCCGCAGCGGCCAGTGGCGCTCGACAGCGCCCGAATCCGTCCGCCACACAATGGCGAAGTCCGAGTCGGGCAGGGCGTTCAAATCCAGCCCAGCGCTGGCGGCAATCTTCTCTTCCAGCTCGGTCACGGCGCCGGCAATACCGAAGTATTCGGCGGCCTTGTGAATACGAGTTTTAATGGTTGCGGCCTCAGTTTCGTTAAACTGGGCTTGCTTGTCAGAGAAGAACAGCGCCGACATCCATGTTGCGGGCGCGGTGTGACAAGGGTAAAGTTTATTGTGCTGATCAGCGTACATATGGCGCGGGAGAGTCTCGTTGCCATGGAGTCGCTCTTGACCTGCCGACTTAACAAAGTCGGGTGTCGGGTACAGGGCGGTTAACCGGTGTGTCTCGCGACCACTGACGTCATGGGCCTGATCAAGCGGGATAGCTGTCATGGGTTTGCCTACCTGTTTAATCCGCCGACATCATCATCTAACCGCCCTATCGGCATTGGGCGTTGCGCCGGAAATCCCTACGTTCCCGGCCGTGGTGAATTGTCCCTTATGTCAGCAAAATGCGCTACATTTATTTGATGACATCGTAACCGACGGTATCTGGATGCACTGTAATGCCTGTGCAGCTCATGGAGATATCATAACCTTTGGCGCGGCTGTATGGAATACAAGCCTCCCCGAAGCGTTAAACCGGTTTACAGACTTAGACATTATATCCAGTAGCGATTCCACATATGTAGCCGGGGATTACGAGCGGGTCCAATCTCGGCGTGTGACAATGGAGAGTTTCTGGGCTGAAACAGCAGACCAGCTCTGGACTCACGGCGACGACATCGTAGCCTGCCAGCTCAATGATCTCGGCGTACAGGCGGAGATCAACGCCAAAGGATTAGTCGGCGTCGCGCATCCCGAGCAGATAAACCGGCTGTGCAATGCAATGTCGCGGCAAAAGCCCGCAAAACTACGCCCTAACGGCCCCAGCATTATCTTTCCGTTCTATGACCTGCCGGGAAGAATGACAGGCGTTCTAGCGGTGCAGTACGCTGATAACTTCGAATCCAAAAGCCAGTTCATCCCGTTGGTTGCGAGCTACAACAGGCGAACGGAGGCAGGCTATTTTCTCTTGCACGCGACGTTACTGCCGCCGATGGAGATATTTAAAAGCACGCAATTTATCATCGACGATCCGTTCTGGGTGCTTAACGCCCAGTGCCGCCAGCTCCGGCAGGGTCAGGCGTTGCTGCCGCTCATGGGCAGCTACAGCGGTTCGGAGGCGACTAGCCACGGAGTTAACTGGCAAGCGTTCCCACCCGCGACCCGGCTGTTTCAGGGCACTGTTATAACCCCCGAGATTATTAGTCGCGCGGAAGCAGCAAAAGGTTACGTCGCTGTATTACCCCCAGCAAAGACATACAGCTACAAACTGGCTAACCCCACGATGGCCCGGCTGTCGGATATCAGGCGTAACGCAGATACGTGGCAAACCCGGCTGCATCAAACGCTGTCGGGCATGAACGAGATTACAGCGCAGTCCTTCGCCCGCCGGCTGACCATTCCGCACGACAAGCTCAACGCGTTCTTTCGCAAGTTCGAGCCAAACTTCTCGCCCGGTTTCGCTGACCGTGTATTGTCTTCGTTGAAAAGCCCGCCGGGTGCGCCGGGACGTATCTACAAGAAGTGGACGATCATCGAACGCGAGAACGGCTGGTGGAATCAACTAGGCCAGCAGATCTGCTCCATCCGCCCAGTTATTTCCAAGGTTATTCACACAGATACCGGCGAGAAAAGCTACGCCGGAATAATCTATTTAAATGACGAGCAGTTTGAATTCTCAGACAGCGCAGGCCGGATCGAGCGCATGGGGTTGCTGGCCTACAGCGCGGCCCTACTAGCGCCACGAGGCAAGCTGGTCATTTTCGACCGCGCGTGGAATAAGCGCAGCCATATCCTAGCCCTGCAGCTTCACGCTCCAGAGATCGTAAACGTCTCCAGTAAACTAGGCTGGGACGAATACGCCAGCGTGTTTCGGTTTGGCCCGTACGAGATAACAAACACGGGCGCCGTTGCTCAGACAGTCGTCCTGCCGCAGACCAAGAAACGCGACAGCTTTCCAGAGCCGACCCCGATTGCGCCGCCAGCCATTCATCAGTTCTTGGCGCCAAGTTATCAAAACGGGTTTATCTGGAATGTATTCAGCGCCGTGGCAGCCAACCTACTGGCGCCCGTCCTGCGGCAGGATTTTACGGCCGTCGGAATAATCGGTAATAATTTTGGTGCCGCAGCCCGGATTGGCGCGGCGCTTAACTGCGACCAAATCCAGTCGTCGCTCATGCAAAAGAACCACATGAGCCGGCAGCTATTCGACGCCACAAAACAAATCGACTGGCCGCTGTTTGCGTCCAGCGCTTTTGATGACACGCTGTTTAGCGCCGCTATTACAAAATGCCATAACCACGCCGCGGTAGTGCGCCTGTCTCAACTGTGCGCTGCCTCCGCGCCCGGTTATGGCTGGAACGTCATTCAAGGCGAAGCGCCGCCGCCGGCCACGGATTTCTCGGCACTTCGGCACGTTTTGCCCGCCTATATCCAGCGGGCCTTGCAGAACCGCATGCGCCTTGCCACAACCGGCACGTCGCTCATGGCGTCGGTGCTGCTGGACCTGCATAAATGGCTGGATGAGGTATACGGCAAGACATTCAATCACGAGTACGCCGCCGGGCAGTTACTTACACCAGCCCACGCCCACGTCGCCCTGCTGCACGAGATTAATAACGGAATTCAGGCCGGAAAGCTCGATGTGCTGCCAAGACCACGCCGCAAAGACCAGCCTTACAATTACATTCTTCGGCAAAAAGAACATTGCTGGTTGAATCGTAAGGCCATAGATAGGTATTTTTATAACGGCAAAAGCGTGGTGCCGAACTGGTTGGCAATTGTAGATTTACTGACCAACGCCGGCGTGTTTGCTGGTGAAGAGTTAATTCAAGATATGCCCGGCGTTCTTGTAGACGAGAAGTGGTGTAGGCAATTCTGGACCGACGATAATAACTCAGCTGCGCGCGACATCGGATAAATCATGAACTATATGGATTCTCGGCACGACGACGGACTCGACGACGACTTCATTGAGGAAGAGTGGCAGTTCGTCAGCGGTGACGACGATGAAGACGATGACGATGAACCGCAGCAAAAGCCAAACTTCTTTATCCCGGAAGACGAGGATGAAGACGAGACAGACGACGAAGAAGAGTGGAAAGACGAAGACGAGGACGAGACATACGAAGATGACGAACCAGAGTACGAAGAGGATTTCGACTCGGAGGACTACCCAGACGACGAATAGAAGGAGCTATGCAAACTTTCTTACCGAGCAGAAGCTTTCGAGTCTCAGCGCGGTGTTTAGATAACAAAAGGCTCGGCAAGCAACGAGTCGAATGCAAACAAATTCTCTTGGCGCTCGGCGTGGGTATCGGACAGCACGAACCCTATGTATCTCGCTGGCGCAACCATCCGGCCGTAAAGATGTGGGCCGGGCATGAGCTAGCACTAGTGGTTTATTCCGCCGTCGTTTGCCGTGAGTGGATCTCCCGCGGCTTCAACGACAACCTGCACCCGGAGTTCATGGCAGTCTATTCCCGGATGCGCCCGCTCGTGGTACACAATCATTACCCGCCGTGGATAGGCAGCCGTAGGTTCCACGCTTCTCACAGGAGCAACCTGCTGCGCAAAGACTACGCGTACTACTCAAAATTTGGGTGGCAAGAGCCTGTAGATCTGCCATACTATTGGCCGGAGGCTGCAGCTCTTACATAAATAGATTGCCAGTGTAGCTCAGTTGGTAGAGCGTCAGTTTTGTAAACTGAATGTCGCCGGATCGTTCCCGGCCACTGGCTTTGTTAAAATCTGTGTTAAGTCTTGGAGGATTTAACATGGACTTCTGGATCAAAATTAAAGATATCAATGAGCTGCGTACGATTGACGTAACAGCTATCTACACGCGGCTGTCGTGGCCGGATTCAAAAAGCGACAGCTCGATTCGCAAAGAGCTGGAAAAGCGCTACATCAATCCAGAGCCCGGCCCGCACCCCGAGATGGCCATCGCCATCATCTGGTGCAACGCCGTGCTGGCGGGTTGGGTCGGCACACGCCCGTGGCCTGAAAAGCTCAACGGCGAGCCGGTCACAGCCCAAACCATCGAGTGCTTTGTCGATCCTGAGCTGCGAAACCGAGGTTTTGCCCAGCTCGGCCTGCAAGCCTTGATGAGCGCCGGCCACGTTGCTAGAGATAAACCTGTAGCTGTCTACCACAAATCCGTACTCAAGATCGCGGAGAGGGGAGGCTGCAAAATCGTATTGCTATGCGAGCCATAGCTGAAAGGATGCTAAATGCGGTTCCATGATTTTGAAAGTGCAAAAAGTCGAATAATTGCGGATTGTCAACAAAAATTAAAAGCAGCTGGGCGGCCTGAGTCTTTGTCCGTTCTTACCGGCAGCGTAATGTATACAACATCAATACAAAACGCGCGCAAACGTAGCAGCAAAGAAGTACTTGAGCATGTCATAAAACAACCGCCGCTTGATATTAAAGGCGGTAAGTACGAAGCCAAGTGCCAAGGCGATAGCGAACGCGAACATATCTCAGCGCTATCAGAATACGAATGGCTTGAATCAGATCGGCCGTTTTACAACGTGTATCCAATTGTTGAAAAGTTAGTGCGGAATACAAAACTGCAAGTCTCTGCCGCCTTTTTAAACTTGCCATACCGAACAATGTTATTTCGTTTTCCGGCAGGTCATGAACCGTACGGCATCAAAACAATTCTGCTTACAGTAGGCCACCCGCACAATGTGCCAAAAAATACTGAGTATTTCAACTCTGCGGGCGAAGACATCATGCGCGGTGTTGCCGCAACAGCAACTGTGCAGTATGTGCATACACTCTCTGACGAGTCTAAGCACGACGTGTTTACGCTTGCGGCGCTATTTTCCCGCGTTGCTCACAACGCATTCCGCCCATACGAACCTAGATTTCCGTTAAATTTTGGCGATCAAACAGGTTACACTGAGCGCGCTATGCAATATCAAGCGTTGCAGGCACCAGACCCATTGTCGCCAGACGAACAATTTGGGTTTTCACGCAATTTTGAACGGATTCCCGGAAACACTAATGACTCAGCCGAGGGAGCGCAATGTATTTTACGCTCACTTGAAGAAACAATTTTGGCGCAGCGCGACATAGAAATATATCCGGGGAATAGAAAATCGCACCCAACCTATATGGGGTTTCAGTCGCAAGAAGTGCATGAATTTGTTTTTAAGTTGGCTATGCTCACGTCTATGCTCCATCGCGGCGATAACCTAATCGCGCCAATCGTGTTGGCTAAACATCAAGAACGCTACGACAAAGAAACAGACGCCGCCGCAAAAAAATGGCTTGAAGACAAAGCGGCACAAATCCAAGGTCGCGGCTTTTCTGTTGGCAAAGAGCTGCAGAAAAAAACAGAGATATCGCCACACATTCGCAACCCGCACATGGCGCTGTACTGGACAGGCCCGGGCCGCAAAGAACCGGTGTTAATTTTTCGCGCTGGCGCCAAGGTTCTGCTTAAGAAACTGGAAAGTGTTCCTACTGGTTTCTTAGGTCCAGAAAAACCAGACGAGACAGCAGAAAACACACGAGAAGAATACGTTTACTTCTTGCGTGAGCCATATACCGGGTTTGTTAAAATAGGGCGTACAAGCCGCACAGTTGCTGAACGTAAGCGACAATTAGAGTGCGGGATTCATGGGCTGATACTTGTCGGTCATATTGTGACAGGAGACTGCGTAGCGCTGGAAACTCGCTTGCATAGAGAACACGCAGCAAAACGACGGCGCCGCGATGACGGCCGGCAAAGCGAATTTTTCGAGCTGACAGACGCTGAAGTCCAGAATATTGTCGCCCAGCACGGCGGCACGTTTCACCTTGACATGGAGACAGAATGAAACGCTACCACGAAGAAAAGCATATCATTGAAAGTCGCGTGCAGATGTATAAGCGACTGGCAGGGTGTTTAGGGCCAGACGACAACAAGTACGTCCCAGCCGTGGGCCGCTTCCGTAAAACGATGCGCTGCTCAGGTTGCCGCCAGAGCCACTGTTACGTGTGCCACTCGGACAAGTTCCCCAAGCGCAAGCCGACGCGCCAAGAGCGGCAGGCCAATCAGGATCTCAGTAACCCGGAGTAACAATGGGCGCGTGTTTTCACACCGAAGTCTTTGACGGAAAGCTGACACCGAAAGAATTAGAGAAAGCATATAACAGCCGCGTAGAAAGCCTGCGCGATGAATACGGCAGCAACGCCTACAACGGCACCTTCTCAACGCTGCGCGGAATCACGGTCGGTAACCGCGTGTTTGAGACGCAGCGCGAAGCAGACGACTATCTTGACGGAGTCTGTGAAAAGTGGGGCAACGCTGTTGCTGTCAAGTACAAAGACCGCCGCGAAGAGAAGACGAAAGAGCCGACGTTTGAAGGCAAGCCGAGCAGAGAACATAACTGCTCTGTCATTATTACCGACGCGTCGGACTGTTCTTACGGCCTGCGTTGCGCAATTAGCGTATTAGTAGCTCCAGACTACAAACGCCGGATGATTATTGCTGACCAGCTTACTGCGGCGCAAAAAACACAGTTTGCCAGAGCTTACGAAACGTGGCGCACAAAACACGATGCAGCGCGTGCGGCAGAAAACACATTTCGTGATGCGCTGAATGTGATTGGCACCACGAAAGAGCTGATCACAACCGAGATGCTAAAGCCGTTAAAGGTTGTTGGCAATCAGCGGCACAAGTTGCGGAAAGCTGCTGACGCGGAGGTAAAGTGGCTGAAAGCCGTGGACGCAAAGTTTGCGGAAAAGCTCTACGCCACAAAGACAGTTGACCACGGCGAACAATGGCTCGTAGGCGGAGTATGCGCTGAATGAACGTCACACCTAAAGATATCTATGACGCGTATCCCGGGTCAGACCTGCTCGCGTTGGAACCGCCCGAAGAAAACGAAACCTTTGCCGCCTATAAAAAACGAATGGGCGGCAACAAAGGCGTTCTCGCTTGCGGCGATACGCTGTTCGCCTTTTTGTTATTTGAAGCAGAGGACGAGTCCGACGATCCTGACGAAGTAATCCGCCGCTTTGACACGGCGGTTTCCGATATAGAACAAGTTGTTACAGAAATAGCCCGCAAATACGACCTTGAGGAGAAAACCGATGAGTAATTACGCAAACAAGATCGAACAGGCTGCAGTCGCTCTGGCTGACGCTGTAACCCGCGAGATGGAGCTGGAAGACAACCGGCACGTCGTCAAGCTGAACGCCGTCGAGCACATCATGGGTAGCGGCGACAACAAGCTGACCGGGAAGCCCCACAGCTTCTCCAGCGCCGAAGCGATGGTGAATACCGACGATGTCTACGCAGACCATCTGAAAAAGCTGCGCGAGGCTGCTCGCGAACGTATCATTGCCAAGGGGCGGTATGACGCCGTCGTTGCCGCTGCACGACTTCAGGAGAACCTCAATGTCTAACGAAGAAAATGAAGACAGCAAGATCATGGGCGGCACTATCACTATGTTACGTGACTATGCGCTGACGCTATTCGCAAAGACTGTGGCTGAGATGAACTACTGTATACCCAAAGAGATCTCAGAAGAGCAGCACGTTTTTCTGTCACTTGACGAGACGGAAGCCATCGTCAAAGAACACAGCGCGCTGAATGGTAACGGGTTTTACGCCATCGGTGGCGAGACAGAAGAAGAGTTCAATAATCAGATGCGCAAGATGTTCAAGGCGCTGATGACCCGTATTGAATCCAACGTAGTGCAGCTTGGCGTAAAGCTGGGGTATTTAGAATGCGCGTTTGATGGAGAAGCGAATGATTTCACTTTCTCTGTAACCGAGAAGGGTCGCGAAGAGGCGCTGGCGCACAAAAACAAGCGCACTGAGCCGTCTAATAACTAGCAAGGTAGTAAACGCCAATGACAATGAACGTCCCACTGGAAGCAATCAAAGCGTTGATCAAAGAGTTTGAAAAGACGCAGAGCAAGTACCGGGAGTTCGGCGCAAACGACACTGAACCAGACTCCGTATTTCAGGAGTTAATCGACGCCGCGGTTCACGGTAAAGGGCCTTATGTTCCGAAGACTGGTACCACTTGGCAGCTGTACACGCAGAGCATGGACTGCACAGAAGCGGCACAGGCGCTTCATGACGCCGCGCTAATCGTCGTGCAGAATATCGAAGCCACGCCCGTCAGAGATCTGGAGCTGGTCAAAGAGTATCTGCGCGAAGTCTGTTGGCGGATCTACTAGTAACCGCCAAAGAAATTGTTGCCGATGGCGTCGTCAGCCCAATCGTCGTCATCAATGCGTTCTGCCGCAGCTTGCCGTTCGGTTATTCGGGCAACGCCAGCAATAGCGGCGAAGTTGGGCCACGCGTCGTTGATATGCCAGAGGGCAGCGCAGCCCAGATTCACGGCCTGCGCAAAGTCGTCGGTCAGAAGCACATTCCGGGTAATGGTATAGATATCACTACTCGTGCGTGAGTCGGCCTTGTTTTCGACCAGCGCCAAGAAGTCAGAGATCAGGCCCGGCATTTCCTGCGAGATACGATCGTACTGGAAAAACCGGACCTGCTTCAGCTTGATAGCTTGGCACGTATACAAAAGCGATCTGGTCTTATCAAGACTGTAGTGCGCTCTGTGGTTAATCTCGGTCGGCGGCTTGTACACCAACAAGTCCTGCGCGGCCGAGCGAACTAACCGCATGGCCATTACACGGTCAAGGTTAAACCCGGCTTGAACCATAACTGTCTCACGCACGGTGCCGGCGCCGGTATAGTCATGGGCTACGAAGTCGCACTTGAACAAGTTGGACCACTTCATGCACTCGACGGCTTCCGCAAGATGGTCGCCGCCAATGAGCAAACGTTTGGCCCAGATAACATCAATTGTGCCGTCTGGTCGAAAGCCCATGACAGACAATACGGTAAAGCTGATACCTGCTTCACCGCCGCCGCCCCAGTCAATCGCCAGTATGCGATGTTTGTAGTCGCTTAAGTTTTTGAAACACGCCGGCTCAGGTTCTTTCTTGTTTTCCCAGTCAAGTAAACACGCAGCCTTCAAATCTGTTTCGCTGATGAGCTTTTGCCCGGTGTCGACGCTTTCGCCCATGACTTCGTTATAGAACTGGGCTTGGGTCATGTTTCCATAGCCCTCCCGTTTTAATAACAAAGTCGACCACTTTTCCGGGTCGGCAAAATGCAGCGGCAGAATAATCTGCGGAACGTGATAACCAGCAAATTGCCAACGGCGCTCGGGGAATCTGTGTACCCAGCGCCCGTGCCTAGGGTTAACTGGTTTGCGGCATTTCGCACAGACCGTGCCCGGTTGTTTCTCGCTGATGTGAATGTTGTAGTCACCGATCATGGCGTCAAGATCATGCTCCAGCGCTGGAATGTTCCAGTGCTTGCAAGACTCACACGGTATAAACCACTCAGCCTGCGAGGAGCGTTTGTATAATCCGTAAATTAAGTTGTCTAAAGTTTTTGGCGTCCCCGTGTAATAGCTGGTCCCCCAACGACTATACGACATTGTTTCTTGAATGATAGGTACATGGTCTGGGTCCATGTCCTGAACTTCGTCGATGCACACGCGGTCAGCAGACACACCGCGGACTCTATCAGCATCGAGCAGCGCAAAGCTGAACAACATCATCGAGTTGTTCTTGAACGAACGCTGCAATACAGAATTCTCCGTACTCGTACCGCTCCACTGCGATTTGATTGGAGACAGGTCAACGAACGGACGAACGTAGTTGTTACTAAACCTTCGAACCTGCTCAAACCGAGGAGTGATATACAGTGTTTTAAAGAATGGCACCGCGTTAGAAAATACAACACCATGCGCCGCAAGCGATGTTGACTTCGATACCTGACGGCCCGTACACCACACCTGATTCTTGGGTGTTAATACCCTAAAAAGGGGGGAAAAAGCGAAGTGATCTTTTATGGTGTAAGGCTTACCGTTGAGGTTCAGAACGAGCGGTAACAAAGGCTCAAGGGACGGGAACGCGTGCCGCCCCGCTAGCTCTTTGAGTACCGCAGCTCTGGCATGCACCGACGCTTGATCAGTAACGTCGATAGACAGTAGGTCATCCATAAGCGACCGTATACCCGCTGTGGGTATATTCGTCGCCTTATCAGCTTTATTAGGTTTGATCATGAACCACTATAACAATGACGATAACAACAACTGGGAATTTCAATGGGTCGAGGATAGCGTAAACTACACTGGGCAAGTATTTGTAGAAGGGCTGAAAGGCCTGTCGTACGTGCTCGGTAGCCTGTTTGCGGTAACCGCGGCAACCATCAAAGAAAAAACCAGAAAGTAAGCGGCAAGGTGACGGGTATACTAAACGGTGACCCGCCACACCGCCAAGAGGGACTAAACATGGCCACTGTTGGACGTTCCGCGAAACTTTATCAAGAACGGCGCCAATTGTACGTCGAAGGTACACGCCGAGGCCCCGGACCGCAAATTTACCTGCCGGACAACGCGGTCAATCATCTTAAACTTGAACCGCCGCTCCCGCTACCCAGTTTCTTAAATAACCCCAATGTCCCAGACACAACACGCACCGAGGTGTGGCCGTATGGCGACAATTACAGCTCGTAGGCGAACATGGCAAAACCAAACCCGAACGACACGTTTAGCGGCTACGCGGCCATTCTGCTTTTAGGCGGATTGGTGGCGCTGCCAGAACTAGGCGTGATCGGGCTTTTCGCAGCAGGTGCAGCAATATACACTGGCGCATGTTTCATGCGCGGTTACACAGCAGCACCTAAATCGAAAGCACGGAAGCAACATGGATCTAACGCCGTTTGATTTTTTTGCAGTAGTTTTTGCAGCCGGTGCCGTCATTGAAGTCTGGCACAAGGGCTCGCTCTTCGATACGGCGCGGGCGTACGCGCAAGCGCTGCAGGACGTTACGCCGCGAGAATCGGTCAAAGGTCGGCTGCTAGAGCTGATCAATTGCCCGTTCTGCAAGTCCTATCACGTCCCGCTGTATCTGTTCCTGCTGTTGGTAGCGGGCAATTGGTGCGGCGGCATCTTGCACGTAATCGTGCGAGTGGTAATCTACAGCCTCGCCGCGACGCGGCTGGGGAACATTATTGACAGCCTACTCCCCGAGGCAGCAAAGTACAGCCCCGATCTTTTTGGAGATTTTTTGCATGGAAGCGGCTCAGCAACCCGAGAATCAGACAAGTAATCCAACCCGCTTGCCGTTTGACGCAGAATTCGTCAAACATGTCGAAGATTTCTGCAGTAATATCATAACCGCGGTGCCCGAGTTGCACGGCATCGCAATTGTTCCGATCTGGGAAAACCAGCCAGAGAACATGCCGGCCGGTTTGCTGCATTTGAAAAATCAACAGCCGCCGTATGTTGCAAGTCTGCTGGCAACGCTCAAACGGCTTGCAGTTTTTAATGTCGACATCCACCGCGATTTGGTTGGACAGCTTGGCGCCTATGAGCGCTACGCTGCACAAATATCCGCGCAAGTACAAACACAACTAGAAGAACTCAACAAACTTGCACCTAATCCAACCAGCAGCAATGAGTCAGAATAACGCCGAGATCCCCACAACGGGATTTGATATCAATCCACCGCATGACATCGTTGCGCAAATATTCAAAAATCAATTTGCGCATCTTGACAGCGGTGAATTGCGCGCCATCCTCGAAGACTACTACGGCGAAGGTCGCGTCTGGAATAGCGAAGAGCTGTTGCAGCATTTCGAGGTATCGCACTTTGAACCGCCCTACGTGCACGTAATTGACAAGATAACCAGCTTTCGTGGCACAGTCTTGTTCAATGATGAGCCGCGGCTCTATTTCTATTTTAGAGCGTCAAAAACACACCCTTAGCGAATATTTTGCTAGGCGGTTGATTTTTGTTTTCAGGCGCGTATCGTAAAGTTAGCCGGCACGGAATTAGCCGCCGGCACAGCAGGAGGAACGTATGGCAAAGAAGACAGAGGTTGGTGGATTCATCAGCCCTGCAAACTTGTGGGGAAAACCGCTGCCCAATCTGAGCGGCAGCAAACCAGCCCCAGTAAAAGAAGCGAAGAAGGAAGAAAGGACAAAACGGATGTTGGCCGACGAAGATGACGATACCGACTCGGACGTCGATGCTGAGCTTGAAGAGTCAGAAGTAGTTGCCGAAGACGGAACTGAACTTCTGGAAGAAGATGGTGATGACGAAGCGTATCTCGAAGATGAAGCTGAAGAAGCTGATGACGAAGAAGACGCCGAAGAAGAAGTTGATGGTTACGCACCCGAAGACGGCGACGTTGCCGAAGACGGTGAAGTCGAAGCCGAAGTGGCTGAAGACGAAGATTCCGCGCCAGCTCCCGTAACCGCTGGCGCAAAAAAGAAGGTATCCAACATGTCCGAGAAGAAAAGCGGCGCTGACCACATCCGTGACGAGATTGCAAAGCGGAAGGCCTCTGGCGATTCCGTTCGTGGTGTCGATATTGTCGCCGCCCTTGCCAAGCGGAAGATCGAAGTCAGCCCGGCGCAAGTAAGCCAGCTGTTGAAGAAGGCCGGTTTGGGCGGCGCCTCGCGCGGCGGCAAGAAGCTCGTCGCTGCGGGCGAGGACAAGAGCCGCGTAGCCAACAAGGTCAAGAAGACCACGGCGGAGACGCAGCGTGTTGCGCCCAAGGCCCGTCCGGCAACCGGCACTGTGTCCGCGCTGCCCATGGATCAGTTGAAGGCCGCTTCCGCGTTCCTCGCGGCCTGCGGCGGCTGCTATGACTCGGCAGGCGAGATCCTGTCGGCCCATAAGCAGCTCGGCGCCATGATGGCGCACTGAGCGTAGTACCCACGTGTCCACTCGCTCGCCGCCCTTGGTCTTGCCCCGCACTGATAAAGCGGCAAGCATACCCCAAGGGCGGCGGCGGGCCGGATATCTTTATCGCGTCGGACACGCTGTCCGATAGCCCGCAATTCCAGCTGGAATTGCTTAGGAGTTCCCATGGCGACAGCCGTATGCCCCACCGGGTCGGCGGAAGCGTGTAACCGCGTTTTCCCGGCCGGCACTATCAAACGAATTCACGTTAATCAGCACATCATTCGCAGCAACAAAAAGACGGGCGCCAAAGAAGCAGTCACAACTATTCAGTGGCGCAACAAGTCATACCGCTGCGGCACAGTTGAAATTCGTGGTCCGTCAAAAGTTTTTTACTCGCCAGACAAGCCGCTGAGTTGCGGCGCACATGTCTGGGTTGAAACAACTGCACTAGTTATAGGGTGCTCATGAAGTACACCGATGACGAACACGCAGCTGACAAAGAACGCATCTTGACAGCGCTCGACAAAATAAAAGAGCTGAGCGCAGAGTATGCAGACGTTATTGCTATCCCGGAAGTGGTTACGCTCCACGATATTACTGAGTATCGGCTGGACACACCTGCCGGGCCGAAACAATTTAAAGTCGCTTATAACCGCGCAACAGCCGTAGATGTTTTGCAGTGTTTTACTAACAACGATTACATCACGCCAGAAGAGTTTGAATGCACTATCGTTTTTGGGCTTCAAGATCCCTTTAGAACAAAAAGAAGGTAACAATGTCACATATTGCACAAATCAAGACAGAAGTTCGTGACGCTGAAGCCGTGGCGGCAGCATGCCGCCGGCTTGGGCTGGAGCAGCCCACCATGGACACGTTCGGTGTCTACGTGGTCCAGCGTACCGGTCTGGGCGTGAAGCTCCCCGGCTGGAACTATCCGGTTGTCTGCAACCTCGAAACCGGCGCCGTCGATTTCGACAACTACAACGGCCACTGGGGCGACCAGAAGGAACTCGACAAGTTCCTGCAGGCGTATGCCGTCGAGAAGGCGATTCATGAAGCCCAGAAGGGCGGCTATTCGGTATACGAGCAGATTCTGGAAGACGGTTCGATCAAGCTTAACATAAATGTGGAGGGTTGATACACATGAGCAAGACCATTCAGATCACCATCTCGCCCAAGGGCGAAACGAAGATTGAGACTCAGGGTTTCACGGGCAGCTCGTGTCAGGACGCAACCCGCGCACTGGAAGCGGCGCTTGGCGCCAAGACGAGCGACACCATGACTAGCGAATATTACACCGCTAGCAACGAGCAGACGAACGAGATCGAAAACTAATTAACAAAGGAACCACATGTCGCTCGAAAAAGAAATCATGGAGTTGGTCTGCGCCGGCTTTTCCGGCATCTGGGTTGAGTCACAGGAGTGTGACGACGCCATCGACTCTATCCGCAAGCTTGCAGACGAAAAGGACTGGGGCTTTGATGTATGGGACATCGACCGCGAGCTGTATTCCGCCGCGGTAAAGGCGCCCGGTCCTGTCGAGGCGCTGAAATATCTGGATCAGCCGCCGCAGAAAAGCCAGACTATTTTTGTGCTCAAGAATTTCCATCGGTTCCTTGGCAATCCGCAGGTGCTGCAGACGCTGGCCAATCGGCTGGTGACGGGCAAGAGCAAGGGCCAGCATATTGTTATCATGGCCCCGGTGGTCGCCCTCCAGCCCGAGGTCGAGAAGCTGTTCACGGTTATTCACCATGAACTGCCTGACCGCGCGCAGCTGACGTCGCTGTGCGGCACGCTGTTCGGGCCTGACTCGGAGTTCAAGAAACCGGCTGACGCAGACGTGCAGGTCGTGGTCGACGCCGCCAAGGGTTTGACACGGCAGGAGGCCGAGGATGCGTTCGCCCTGTCGCTGGTGCGTAATAAGAAGCTCACCGCCGACACGATCTGGACGATCAAGGCACAGACGCTAGAGAAGAGCGGCACGCTGTCGCTTTATCGTGGCGACGCTGACTTTGAGAATCTGGGCGGCCTTGAGAACCTGAAGAAATTCTGCCTGCGCGCCATGCGTCGACAGGGTGAGACGAACGTCGACAAGCGACCCAAGGGCGTGCTCCTGCTGTCGCCTCCGGGCTGCGGCAAGTCCCAGTTCGCCAAGGCGCTGGGCAACGAGGTGGGGCGTCCGACCGTCATGCTCGACTTCGGTAGCCTGATGGGTAAGTTCGTGGGCGAGTCCGAGGGCAACATGCGCCGGGCTCTCAAGCAAGTCGACGCCATGGCACCATGCGTGCTGTTCGTCGACGAGATCGAGAAGGGTCTGGCCGGCGTCGCTAGCGGCGGCGCGAATGACTCTGGCGTCTCTGCCCGGCTGTTCGGCACGCTGCTGACGTGGCTCAACGACCACACCAGCGACGTGTTCTTCATCGGCACCTGCAATGACGCCAGCCAGCTGCCGGCGCCGTTCGCACGCGCCGAGCGTTTCGACGGTGTGTTCTTCGTAGATCTGCCGGCCGCCGAGCAGCGGGCGGCAATCTGGGATATCTATCTCGACCACTTTGGTCTGGACAAGGGCCAAGCCAAGCCCGACGATTCCAACTGGACCGGTGCCGAGATCAAGTCGTGCTGCCGCTTGGCAGCGCTGCTTGAAATCCCACTCGTCGAGTCGGCCCAGAATGTCGTGCCGGTGTCTGTAACATCGGCCGAGCAGATCGAGCATCTGCGCAACTGGGCAGAAGGTCGTTGCCTGTCTGCCGACAACAAGGGTATTTACACCCGAGTCGGCAAGCCGGTGCAGCAGCCGACCACCCGACGCCGGATGGTCAACGGTTCGTCCGCGAACTGATAGTTACAGCGTTGGCAACTGTGCAGTTGCAGCGCTGAGTTTTAAATAACAAAAAGGGGAAACATGTCCACAGAGACTGAAACAACACAAACGCCCGCCGAAGCCAGCGTTAACGGCACAGCTCGTGAAATGCGCCAAAGCATGGGCGCCGTCAAGCTTGCGTTCTCGTGGCTGGGTACGCACCGCAAACTGTCGGATGCGCAGACCACGCAGGCAGCAAGTAGCTTCGACGCGGCGGCGGATCTCGTTTCGGCTTCAAAGAAGCTGATCGATACAAAGCACCCGGCCTACAAAGCCGTTACGGCTATCAAGCATCAGGCCTCAGCCTATTGGCGCGGCATGACCCTGCCCTATCCGCAGGAAGGCGTGCGGCTTATTCGACAGGCAGACGTCGAGGCGTTCGAAACCAAGATGCGAGAGTTCAAAGATCAGCTCTCCGCGGCCGCTGCAAACCTGCAGCTGGAATACGAGGCTATCAAGGTTGCTGCCCGCGAAAAGCTGGGTCAGCTGTATAACCCGTCTGACTATCCGGCGACTCTGGAAGGCATGTTTACCATTTCGTGGGAGTATCCGCCCGTCGAGCCGCCGCGGTATCTCATGAACTTCAACCCCGAGCTGTATGAGCAGGAGCAAAACCGGGTACAGCAGCGCTTCGAGAACGCTGTCACCATGGCCGAGGAAGCGTTTGCCGAGCAGCTGTCTGACATGGTGTCGCACCTAATCGAGCGGCTGGCCGATAACCCAGACGGGACGCAGAAGAAATTCCGCTCCACGGCTGTCGATAACTTCAAGGAGTTCTATGAGAACTTCCGCAAGATGAATGTGCGGTCGAACCCGCAGCTGGAATCGCTTATCTCGCAGGCCAGCAACCTCGTCAGCGGCGTCAGCGCTCAAGAGCTTCGCACCGATAAGTCGCTGCGGCAGAACCTGACTGCGCAGATGTCAAATCTGCAAACTGCGCTGAACAGCGTAATTGTCGACGCGCCACGTCGTCGCATCATAAGCATGGAGTAAACATGTCAGAAGTCGTTTCACCGGCGCCGGAGCTGGAGTCAGAAACTCCGGCGCCGGCGGCCAAGAAGCCCCGCAAAGTGCGGGCACCGAAACATGATTTCAAAGATGGCCGGGGCAAGGTATTCGCGCACCGGCATGTAAATGGCAACGGTTGGGTCGAGGACACGGCCAAGGTTTCTGATACGGTATTTGTAAGCAAGCTGGCGCAGGTATATCAAAACGCTGTGGTCGAGGGAAACGCCAGAATTAGAGATCGCGCAAATGTAGCCGGCAGTGCCTATGTTCGCGACGCTGCCGAAGTGCGTAACCTTGGTTTTGTTGGCGGCAACACCATGCTGTACGACGACTCCAAGGTTACTGAAAAAGCAGCGGTCTACGGCGGCACGATCTGCGGCACAAGCATGATCAAGGGTAACGCCACGATCCGCG